TCTTTATCCAGACCAAATTCTTCTTGAATAGCAGCGGCTAAGCTATCAAGCTGTTGCTGGTTCAGTTCGGCTTCTGTGTTTACTCTCCTAGTTGAATGATAATATGTTTTCATAGTTTATATAATACCAATTTGTGCCGCGATTGATAATAGTATTACTGTACTATAGTCCAAGTTCCGCGAATTCGTCTTCTTCTGTAATGATCAAGGGGCTGTTCATCCCCTTGCGAACGCCTTTCTCGATAATATCCTCAGCGAGATTCATGTTTCTCACGGACCCTCTTGCAGCAATGGCTTCTTTCAGCGTGTCAACCACTTCGTATTCATCGAAATATGCACCAGCGACATAACCACCAAAGGTGTACGCCACCTTGTTTAGTGTGTGTGCCTTTTGTCCTTCTGGAGATGATAACACTTCTGTGACTAGCTTGTTTTTGATCATGTTCAGGAGATAGTTCGGAGTTGCGCCATTATAATGAACTTTGTGGTTTTTGATTCTTTCTAAATACTCTTGCCGTTTTCTTTCTTGTTCTTGGATATACGGCTTTGCTAACTTGACGAGGGCGTACATAAGAGGCAGCTGCCTATCTCTGACCACAATGTTACAGCCAGGAGCGCCGTAGAATAGCCTAGCCGCATCTTTGCAAGCTTTGTCTGTAGTAATGGTGGTGAACGATGTGATAATCGCGTCTACGAGTGTTTCGAACTTATGTCTATTCTTGACAGGTGATGACAGAATAAAAATAATCCTGTGTCGAGGGTGTTCTGGTGTACTTGATGGAGTGGAATGAACAATAGCAGCATATTTATCCACAAAAGGAATATGCAATATGTCTTCCATTGGCGTATCCCCTTTGTCAATGTCAACACCGATTACTTGACCACTGAGGAAGTTCTTTCTGTCTCTGTATCGTTTAATTGGACTGCACCATGCGTAGCCTGCCTGTAGATAATCGGCAAATTGCTGTGGTGTTAGTTGTTCGTTGATAAACTGCCCGTTGACATAACTCCAATTTCCATAGTCTTCGGGTAGTTTGCCGACAATCTCTTTATTGATTGCAACACTAAACATAGTCTCTATCCTTAAGGGGATTTGTGTGGAATTATCTTTTATTGTATAATGAAATTAGTTAATTTTCAATGTGAATCTGGTACTAATCTATATGGAAAATGAAAAAGAAAAACGTGAATGGAAGGAATACCCGCCTTATGAAAGAAAAGGTATCATTCACGGCAATTATGGTAGCACAGAAAAATGGCGCACTCAACGCAGAGCAATTCTTACTGAGGTAATCAACTCCGATCCAACCAGACATTGGTCTATGCGGGATTTGGAAGAAGCTATGCGGGAACACCCGTTAATCAAGCAGGTTCAGCCTCGACTTGGAAAATCAACTATTCACCTAGATTGGTTGGCTGTTAAAAATGAACTTGCCGAAAAACGAAAGGAACTTGCTGGCGAGTACATTGATCATCATCTGCAAATCTCCGAATTCTTCATCCAAGATATGATGCAAGAATACGAAGAAATCAATTCTATCAATCTTGATGAAATCAAAGACCCTGATATTCGAGCGCAAATCGTTCTGCAACGCATGGCTGAAAAGGACAGAATTATTAAGGCCGTTGACCGAATGATGAAGCGTCAATCAACGCTGGTTCCTATTGATGTGCCCAAGAAGCTGGAAATTGATGACCAAAAACGAATTACTTTCAATGTAGAGCGTTTCTTGGACATGAACAAACAGGCAGAGCAATTCTTGGGCGATGGCATCGAAGAAGGCGAATACGTTGACGCTGATGATGATTAAGCTATACCCAATCCCCAACTATACGGCTTTGCGTAATGCGTATCTATGCAAACGGATAAAATGCTTCCCTTTCCATTTGCCAATTTGCGAAACTTGACATAAACAGTCATGCCCCATACTGGAATCTCTACGCTTCCAGTTGCAACAACTGGGATGTATCTATCTCGCTTGTAACTACCATCGTATGTAATCGCCGACATAAGCGGGAGAATAAGTACAAGTAGCCACGGTGTTTTTGCGATAGCTTGCAGAATCGGCCAACCAGCCGCCATTACCCTGCCCATTCGTTTCATATCTTCTCTGCCCATTACAACAATACCTCAAGTACCTGACCCGCCGTTTGATTATCTTTATTCTCAATAGACTTTAAGACGATGTATGCCGCAACTTCTCGCCAACGCTTTGCCTGAAATTTATCACCAGTACGCAAATTATACGCTGCTTTAAGTTTGCCTGTTGATCCTTGAACGCGAAACAGGGTCCAGGGAGTGTCTTTTACGGCTGGCTCAAGATGAAATCGCCGCAATGGTTTGTTTTGTTTAACTCGTTCTAGAATCCGTTTAACTGACATAATGTTTTCCTTTCTTTAGTCCCAAAGAGACATGTAGTATTTCCCAAATAGATCGAAGCCTTGCTGGATTTGGTTCATATATGCTTTATACTCTTCATTGTTATTCAAAGCAAGTCCATAACATCCTTCGTATTCATTTTTGGCTTGCTCAAATGACCAAATCATTTTGTCAAGGATTCCTTGCCATTCTTCAAACGAATTTAGGGTTGCCGGGTATCCATGACTATCTTCTTTTAATTGCTTGAGCATCGGAACGATCAATAGAGACAAGGTGTAATCCATACTCCACGTATCCCATTTGTCGATCTGAATCGATTCTAATGCATTTTCGTCACTTGGGTTCGGTAAATTAACTTTCATACGCCCATATTAACCGTGCCGAGCTATTGTGAAAATGGTATTATTGTACTATAATGGTCAATGATTATGTCTACTAAGCTAAAATTGCCCCCAATGCGTCCTGCTGGCGATCCTGATGAATACTCAGAGGAGCAAATCGTTGCTGAGTATCACAAGGTTGTCCGTAGAGGTGACGTTCGTGCCCTGCTTTACTTTATTATTAATTATGTAAAGATATACTCGAATGACGATCAGGGGTGGATACCGTTTGTGCTGTGGGATACCGATACTGGTGAGTATGATAATCAGTTAACCCTCGCACAAAAGGTGATGAATGAACAATATTTGGCAATCTTAAAGGCTAGGCAAGTTGGGATAACTTGGGAAATATTGGCGTATATACTCTGGATGGTTTTGTTTTTTCCAACCCAAAATGTCTTGTTACTGTCTAAAGGCGACGAGGAATCTCAGCAGTTAATTAAGCGCCTTAAAGACATGTACGCAAGATTGCCTTATTGGATGAGAGCGAAAGATGTAATCACCGATAACCTTCATGAGTTAAGATTGTCAAATGGTTCTTTTGTGAAATCTGTATCAACTCGTGGTGGTGATTCTATGACATTTACCATCGCTGTGGTTGACGAGGCTGACTTGGTATGGCGGTCTAATACATCATTGGCGCAGGTGCTATTGAATATTTCGCCTACAGTTGGTTTGAAGGGGAAGTTGATTCTTCTGTCAAAATCAGAAAAGGCTAGACCGAACAGTACGTTTAAAAATTTATATCGGGGCGCAATTGAAGGAACCAATCAATACACAGGCGTATTCATCCCCTGGTATGTTAACCCTGAACGTAATCCGACTTGGTACGAACAGCAGAAGCAGGTGTCGTTGGATATTGACAATACACTAGATAATCTGTGGGAATCATATCCAGCGAACCCAGAAGAAGCACTTGCGCCGAAGTCTGCATCAAAAAGATTACCATTTGCATGGCTAAGGAATTCTTATGTAAAGATACAGCCAAAATATATCATTAAAAAGACAATAGAAACTAACCTGGAAGGTTATGACGGGCCTGTTATTGATGGTTTGGTTATTTACAAAACGCCGCATCCTGAAAAGAAATACGTATTAGGTGCTGACCCTGCGGAGGGGTTGCCTACATCTGATGATTCGGCGATTGTGGTAATGGATATAGAGACACAAGAGGAGGTGGCGACATATGCGGAAAAGACTGACCCAGAGTCATTCGCGGTAGTCATTGATCAAATCGGAACATACTATAACAAAGCCAAAGTGCTGTACGAACTAAACAATCATGGTGGCCTATTGGGTAAGTCATTAAGAGAAGTTAGCAACCTGACCAGATTGAAGGGGTGGATGCCAACGAAAGGCAAGGTACAACAACGAGAGGGCTGGTACAATGCTAACAAGGCGATTAAGACCATGCTGTATGATACTGTGGCACAACAGTTCCGAAACAACATGTGCGAACTGCATAGTCCAAAGACCCATTCTCAACTATCGTCTATTGACCAGAACACGCTCAAAGCCCCACCGGGCGAGAATGACGACTTAGCAACGGCATTTGCATTATGTATAGCAGCAATTAATTTATGCATTACAAGTTTTTCATGGGATACAATAAAAATCAGATAGCAACCGAGGAGGTTGGAGATGGCAGATAGTGTAATTGACAACGTATCAGGATGGATGGTAGATAGATATGCTTATGTAAAGGCAAGGTTGAAAAAAACGGCCCCTGGATATATTGGGGCAGAAGTATCCGCTCAAAAGATGGGATTATACAGTTCTTCTGATGAGTTCAATCAATGGCTTAGTGGATTAAGTCAAGAAAAATTACAGAAATTATATTTAACAATCTCGTGGATTTATTCTAGCATAGAAATCATTGCGAGAGAAACTTCATCGACCCCCGCGCATGTGCGACAACGGATTAATGACAGAAAAAGCGTTGATGTCTCTCGTCATCCGTTCGAACTGTTAATAGAGCATCCGAATGATTTTATGACAAAGACGTTTTTGATGAGATATACTATTTATTGGCTGTCTTTGTCAGATCGTGGTGCATTCTGGTTTCTCGCTCCTGATGCAGATGACGAAAATAAAATAAATGAGATTTGGCCGATTCATTCTGAAAAAATCGAACCAATCAAAGATGCAAATCATTATGTAAAACACTTCCGGTATACCACGGGGCACGAAGAGAGCCGGAAGTCGTACAAGATACCTGCCAAATACATTATTTGGTTCCGCTATCCCGACCCGATGGACTACTGGGCTTCGTTACCGCCATTGAGAGCCGCATTGTTGCCGGGGGAAATCGACCTAGCAATTTCGGGCAATCAAAAGAAATTTTATACAGAGGGACGGGGATTGCCCTTGTCTCTTGTCTCTCTCGACCCATCTATTTCCGATCCTGATTTCGAAGCGGTAAAGGCAGACATTAAATCAGACTGGTCCAACTCTGGTGCATCTATTGCCGTTGCTCGTGGTGGGATGTTCGATGTCAAGTCGCTTGGTTTTACACAAAAAGACTTAGAGATTATCGCATCCCAAGAAATGACACGAGACAGAATCAGCACAATATTCTTTGGTTATCCCATTCTTACTTCGAACCTTGTGTCAGGGGAAGGTCTAAAGCAGATTGACAAATGGATTAAGGAAAAAACTGTTTATCCATTGCATGTGTTGATGGCTGAACAAATCACGCTTCAAGGACTTCATCCGTTTTTCGACCAAGACTTGTCATTTGTGTTTGACGATGTGAGAACAGCAGACCGCGCCTTGACAATTCAGGAGAAGAACATTGACTCTCGCTGGATGACGGTCAATCAAATGAGAGCAAAGTCGGGCGATGATGACATTGATATTCCTCAATTGCCGGGATACGGCGATTTGCCAGTTGGGTTAGCGAACAACCCTTCATTTGTCAGTTTGATATACGGGCTTAATATGTCTGCCGCTGTTGGAGCAGACGAGGATGGGATTGATGGCGGGAAAGTGGAGAACGCTCCAGAAGTAGGAAATTTGCCACAATCTCAGGACTCGCTATCTGTTACCAACCAATTAGCTCGTGGCGACACTAGACCGTCTAGAATGGTTGAAAATATTCGTTCTTTCGATGCTATTTATAAGGAAGCGTTTAAGGGTGAGTTGAAAAAGATGAAAACTGTATATCGCCGTGGACTAGAAAGAGAAGGAAACCCATTAAACCGGGACTTCGCGAGTGATATTATTGATGATGAAATGATGGATGCCATTAAAAGCGACATTAAGGATATTTCAGATGTCGATGTGCTGAATGAATATTTTTCCGAATTGATTGAGGGTATTGATGATACAAGCGGAATCTAAAGATATAGATAGTACAATCAAAGCCCTTCAAGAAGGTAGGAGAAGGTTTTTGACTGATATGCGATCTGCCTTGCTGGACCGCATGAATGCTGCTGTAGAGAAGCTGTCCACTTATCCCCCAGAAACAAAGGGAAATCAGCCTCCACCGCCGTACTGGGCAAGAGGGAAGGGGCGTGTTCATGCTAATGGAGATATTAATCCTGTATCACAGCAATATACACAAAGCTGGATGGTCACGGATCGCATGTCAGACAACGATGTAACAGTAATGGCGCAAACTGATGTGACTTATGCCCCGTGGGTTGTTGGAACGAAACAGCAGGCGTGGTTTCATGGTCAAAATGACTGGCCTACTGTTCGTGGCGCGTTACAAGAAGTTGGATTGAACGGCGCGGATGAATTAGTTAACGGGGAAATAACCCCGCCTCAAGTATTACAACAACGAATAGCGCAAAGAGAGGCAGAAATTAATGCAAAAACTGGCTAATTTAGTTTGACATAAGCAAATAAAATGTTATAATGGTCATGACTCGCCAGGACGGGCAAAACCTTTTTATTAGTCCTTGTTTCTCTGGCGAGTCATGAGGACTTTTTTTATGTCAAATGACCAATTAATTACATTAAGCAATCTGAAAATCGGGCACGGCGTTTCTTACGCCATTTTTCATAAACTTGATGACGATCTTGGAATAGAATTTGTTCGTGGAGTACTGCCATTCTGGTTGGTTTCTGACGAATTTCTTGCTGAAACGAATTGTGGCGCAAATGGAATTTCCTCTGTTTTCGAAAATGGATTTTCGTTATTTGACGAAGTTCATTTCGAGAGAATACCCACAGAATCACCCTCAGACGGCACTTCGCTATTTGTTTGCCTAGCCCCAGACATGCTTGACTCTTACATTCTAGCAATTGATTATTTTAAAGAGGAATAAATATGGATTTAACAAAACTCCCCAATCATTTACAAGAAAAACTTTCAGAAACCGTTGTACTCAAATGGCTTTATGGCATCCCCATGACGATGGATGAAGCGAGGCTTTGGTCCAGCTTATTGGAAACGCAAGCTCCGATTATCCAGCCTGTAAATCAAGACGAATATCACCAATGGGCTGACAGCGTAAAAGCAATGCTACAAAGGGTGTATCTCAATGCTAAGTAGCGGCAGTCTCGCATCAAGTGTGAAGATACTTTGTGGACATTGTACTACACCAATTGCTGACTTCTTTATGGGAACAAGTGGGGCATCATTGATGATTATTGCGAGACATCACGGCGAAAAACACGCAACACTTATCCCCCTAACCACTTTGGCTAGTTATATGCTATAGGATGAAATGAAATGAATAGCAAAATTACTCCATTGGATTTGGCAATTCTGTTCCATAACACTTACGAGTCGCTTGCTCCTCAGTTTGGATACGAAACCAGACTTGATACAAGACAATTTGACGAACACACATCAAATGGCAAGTTGATGATCGCTGTCTGTGACATTGTTCTTAAAAAATTATCTGAATGAAAATAAAAGCAACAGTATCAACAAACAAGCCTGACTTGTATGGCAATATAATGTCAGATGAGACATTGAAAGAAATTGTTTCCTTCGTGCTAAAACATTCTCCTGTTTCGTTATACGAGAACTCTCTAGGAAAATTACAAGGGGCAATCGATTCTGCCATTTTCAATGATGAGCGTGTATCAGTAACGGGATGGATCGAGAATGCAGCGATAGAATCATTAATTAAAAAAAATATACTCTCGATTGTTCCTACATATGAGCCAGTTTATCAAAAAGGCGGCGATGAATTTGCATGGAAATTAAAGCACTTTTCGATTACACATCTTCCAATTGAGCATGAAATTGGCCCGGTGACTGAAATAAAATGAAAATAACCCTTTTTGCTGACAGCCGCTATAGAGACTCGTTCGGGCTGGCTGCTACTAAATATTGGCTAAACAAGTTATCCCCCAATGCGGAGGTTTTTGTCACATCATTTGATTTGTGGCAACACAATCTGAGTCTTGTCAAACCAGATGTAGTCGTTCTTAATCATGCGTTTGGCGCTAGAAATGAAGCAATCCTGCGTTGGGCGAATCAAAATGGCGCAACGTCATATTTGATGTTTACTGAGGGACGACCAAATACAGAAGAACAAGTTGAATGGTATTTATCACAACGTGGTAAAGCAGATTATGTATTGGCATGGTCTAGCTGGCTAGGCGATATGTTTGATAATGCCATTGTAACCGGTTGCCCAAGATTTGATATTTATCAATATCCATACAACAAGTTAATCGAGCCAAGACAATTTGTATTAGATAAATACGGATTGAATCCCCACAAAGGAACATTATTAGTCACAACATCGTTTCCGCAGGCCAAGTTTTCTTATCAAGGGGTATCTTTCAATGAGCAAGACTGGAAAGACCTAAAAGTAACAAGCATTTCAGATCGCAAGAACCCAACAGAATTTGCAAAACAAGAAAAGAGGGCGCAGCACTTGTTTAAGACTCAATTGACGGGCTACGTTGAGGCGTCCACTGTTAGCGATTGGAATATTGTTATCAAGCCACATCCGATGGAACCGGCGAAGGAGTGGGAAAGATATTGTGACGAAAATAGCTTCACTCTCGCTCCTGCCGATTATGTGTTTAATGCATTATCGGCAGCAGACTTCGTTATTAATCGCGCAGGATGCTTGACAACTCAAGACGCATGGCTGGCTGTTATTGGAAAACCTGTAATCCAACTAAATCCAAACAATCAAGAATTAACAGGATCGTCACTGGAAGCATTTGGGATTGACAGTGATGAGATTGACAAAAAGCGCAAATTCTTGAATAAATACGGGTTCTCGTTCCAAAATTCATCTAGGAAAGTTGCTGAAACTATTTTAGAGACAGCTAAACCGGCAAATGTTGACCGCAGTATTGTTGACCGTATCAAGTGGCAAAAAGCACAAACGGAGTATGACAATAGTCATGTGTACCCAGACCTGTCATCCATGCATCCCGTTAAGGCTATTACTAGCAATGTAATTAAGAATTGGGAAACAAAGATAGCAGAGGTGTTATCGTGAAAACAGCCTTTGTAATTACTAAAACCTCAGAACTTCTTCTGCATACACTTGTTTCCAAAATGGAAACAGGTTGGGTTGATGTGTACACGAATAATGAGGAAACAGTTGGTCAAATCGAACAGCTTGGCATTGAGTGTATTTATCTACCACCTGTATACAGTGAATCGAAGGTAAATAGAGATAGGCGGTTTAACGAGCTATTTATGCCTGGGCTGATTGATGGAAGTTTTTCTAATGACAACTTCCCCATGTGGCAATCATTAAGCTTGGATAGATATAAATTTTGGTTCGATGACGGATATGAGACTTACAATTGGTTGCCCAAGTACAATGTTTGTTATGTCTCGCTTGATGTCCATTCTGTATTCCCGTGGATTATCGAATGTGACAAACGAGTTGGTATCAAAATCGGCGATCTGACTGATAAAACGATGACTCAGTTCTTGCTTATTTCTGACAGAATGCTGCAAGAAATCATTGTTTCCTTTGATGACGAACTGGAATATTTGCCCTGGAAGAAATCGTTCGGATTAGAGCGACCTGTTTATCAAAAAGTTGACAATACTCAATTAAAAAATCAATATTCGTATGGTTTGCCTATTATTGGAATAATTTTCGACAAACAAAACGATTGGCAGTACCGAAAATTAATCAAACAAATGGTAGACGGAGATTTGTCACCAGAACGGGTATATTTAGTAGCAATTCCAATTGACGAACGATCCCGGCAATTGTTCCCATTATACACTAATGGAGAGCTAGAACTGCAATCAATTAATATGCTGAAATACTGCGACACCATTGTTGACTTTAAATTCAGAGAAAAAATGTGGCGCAACTACCCTGATGCATATCATGTGTTGGATTTTGGCGATGTTAATATAGTGCAGCACATCAAAAAAATTACTAACTACGATTTTAAGGTGGCAAATGAAAGTTCAGATATTTTCCGGTAGAGTCCATCATTGGATTAAACTGAAAAACTTGTATGAAGGATTGGAATCAAATGGACATGATGTTGAATTTTTAATTACCAACAATGCCATTAATATTGACCCGCCTGCCGAATATATGTTTCATTCTGGATTCAAATATAATCACGTGTATGATTATGTAAACAGCGTTAAAAACTCTTATTTTCATGCACCAGAAACCGTATCAAAGTATATTCCCCCGTTCTGGCAAGTCTATTCGCAGCGAGAACTGTTCGAGTTCGCCAATGGCGTTCAAAATATATGGAAGCAGAATGGCAAACCGGATGTTGTTCTAATTCTCCACGCCAATAATTTCTGGACAAAGATGTTGGCTTATTTATGTCAACAAAACGGAATTGCCGTTTATGCCTTTCAAGAGGGGTTATTGCGAAAGCGAGATCAGCAGACATTGAACAAGCAGGCGTCATCTGCTGATTACTGCAATGGCATTTTTGTTTGGTCAGAAAACGAACGGCAACAATACATCGAAGCTGGAATTGACGAATCTCAAATTATTGTATCTGGACCAGTTCACTTAGATAGAAAATATCACCCGCAGCGCATAACTGGTAAAAAGCCGATGGTACTATTGGCAATCCCATCTGTTAACGAGTATATTGGTGATTGGCAAAAAGATGTAAAAGCTATAGCTAACTATTGCCAAAATAATGGATTTGAATTAATGTTTAGGCCACATCCATTTGAGAAGCATCTTGTTTCACACTTGCCATCTGACGTTGCATACGATGTCAACGATGATGCGTTGCCAGTTTTGGTCAATGCTAGATTAGTTTTGGGACAACACTCTACAATCGTCTTAGAGGCCGTCTTATTGGGCATCCCGGCTATGGAGTACAATTTCTCAGGAAAAACGCTTACAGAGCCACTGAGCAGTCTAGGGCTGGCTGATTACATTGGTTCCATTGACGATTTGAGCAAAATAGAAGGCAGTATTAGATATGGCAAGTCTGATGTTAATGTGAGTGCATTAAACTCGTTTAGAGTACCATTGGATAATGTTGTAAAATCAATTGTTGAATATCTGGAAAGCAAGCATGATTAGTATTATCATTCCACATAAAAACCGTCATTCATTGTTGTATATGGTGTTGGACAAATTAAACGAACAAACCATCTTTGACTTCGAGACTATTGTTGTTGATGATGGTTCTGATATTTTTGTCAAAGACTGGATTGGTGTATTGTTTCCAGACTTCGCGCCAAAATATGAATTGATGTTTGTTCGCAATCCGGGCAAGGGGCCAAACGCGGCAAGGAATCATGGTGTATCCTTAGCCAAGTACGACAACATTGTAATTTCCGGTTCTGACACTATTCCATCTCGTTCGTTCGTTATGCAGCATATTCTCGAATTGAAACGGGATAGCGACAAGATTATTCAGGGATACACCCCATTTCACCCTCAAGTCATGGATACGGAATTCATGGTATGGCTAAACAATTCTGGCATCCAGGCGAATTGGTCTGCGCTACAAACAGAAAGCGGATGGCGCAGAGATGCAGATGGCTTTTGTTTAACCACAAATCTATCAATGACCAAGCAAGTGTTTGAAAACACTGGCGGGTTGTCGGAGGGTTTCCCCGGTGCAGCGTGGGACGACATTGAATTTGGGATTAGGGCAAGAAAGCTTGGTGTGCAAACCATTTTCTCTCCACGGGCAATTAATTTTCATTATCATAAATACAACATCTCGCAATTTGCGAACCGTCAGATCATGGAAGGGAAAAACAGGATTTATCTGTGTTATGCCCATCCCGAAATGGCAATGCAACTGATGGATATTAACGCCATCAAAACGGCAGAAGAACAATCATTAGACGAATGGTTGCATCAAGCAGTTGAGCTAAGTTATATCAACGGTTGTCACGAAGAAAAGGATCGTGTGTGGCGCGGTGTGCTGCAACTCGCGTCGTTCAAGGGGGTCGTCGAGTCACTCGAACCACATCCTGTCTTACGGCTCATTAAGTTGTTAGCTAATCAAGAATCTGTTGTTTACCTATTTGCGTTGCTTAAGGCACACAAGGATGGTAACACAGGATATGTTGACCATTGTCTAGGATGGCTTTCCGAGAAGGAACCGGTATGGGTATCAGAATTAATTGCAGGCGAAATTGCATTAATGGATAAAAACAATACAGAAGCAATAATCCATTTTAACAATAGTTTAACTAATAAGTATAATGTATATGCAGAAAAGAGGCTAAAATGACACTAAGAAACGGAATTTTTTATGTTGATTCGAACCCAATGATGAACGGGTTTTCGTTTTATCTAAGAACAACAGAGCCGTATGGGGAGAGGTTTTCTATGGCCCTCCCCCTTGTTATGGAAGAAAAAGAACCAGAGGAAGCGGCGTATGTGCAAGACCCGTTTATGACAATCTCTAGAGAGATGACACAAAAATTGATGAATGAATTGTGGCGAAACGGGTTTCGCCCTGACAAATACGAGGCTGACACTGGCGCACTAGAACAAGCTAGATTCCATTTGGATGACTTGAGAACAATTTTGTTTAATCAACTTGGGATTGAAAAAGGAAAGAAATAGCATGATTAATCCGATGAATGGTTATATTGTATTGCAAAGAATCACAGACCAAGAACAACGTCTTCCGTCTGGTGTTATTGTCGTGGGGCAAAGAATAAGCAAAAACCCGTTGGTAAAGGGCATTCATGCAGACGGCACTATCTATTTGTATGAAGAATCAGATGCAAAAACAGCATTTAGCGATGGCGTTTTGTACGATCTTGTGCGCGAATCAGATATTACCGGAACTGAATACTAATGCACCTTCTCCATTTTGTTTCTGACCAATTCAATGAATATAACAGTAGCAATTTTCGCGTAACGATTATTGCTACTGCATTGCGCAATGCTGGCCATAAAGTAACAATTTTACCGATTAAAGACTGGCTTACCCAATCATCAAGGGGAAAACTGGCCTGCTCTTTGGCCGATATTATTATTATCCAGCGGGTGATGGTACAAGAATCTGTACAACATGCACAAATGTGGATACAGAATGGCAAAAAAGTCATCCTTGATTTTGATGATGCTTACGATTTGATTGGCGAAGAGAACTCTGCGTATAATTTTTGGGGCAAGGGCGTTGTTGAAATCTTTCTCCCCAATGGCACGAAATACGAACGGGCAATGGAGACACATCCAGTAGACCTGCTCAAACGAGGAATGTCGTATCTATCTGGTGCAACTATGCCGTCGCCTCTTCTGGCAAAAGATTGGTCGAAATACACAAAATGCCATTATCTTCCAAACTATCTTGATGGCAATGTGTACAATATTCCACGAGGAAAAACTGGCAAAATAATCCTTGGTTGGGGCGGATCAATGAGTCATCTGACCTCGTGGTCTGGTTCGGGAATAGACAAAGCTCTGGCGAATATCGTTAACAAACGGAATGACGTTAAATTATTAATTGTTGGCGATAAGCGGGTTGTAAAACAAATATCTGGTATCATCGACCCGGCGAAAACGGAGTATTTGCCTTATGTGACGTATATGGATTGGCCTATGGTTCTGGCAAAGAAGTTTGACATTGGACTTGCCCCTCTCGCTGGTCCATACGATTGTCGCAGAAGTCGCTTAAAGGTTATGGAATATATTGCAACGGGAATTCCGTTTGTTGCGACTAGGGCCATGCCGTATTTTGAACTATAC